ATATGAAGATACTATGAATCAAGCGGATTTTAAACTTGAAAAGAGTGCAACGGGTGTCAGCTATACAGATTATGATACAGCGACATCTAATCAGCCGTATCATTGGTCTACAGGAACACACGGAGCAAATCAGACAGGTGCTTTAAATGACTTGGTGGTTTTAAAATATAAGCTTGCTTCTTGGGGCACAACGCAACAATATATGCAAATTTCTTTTAAGTCGAGAACAGGAAGACCATCCCGATCAAGACTTCATGTGACTGAATATCCGTCTAATCCGGGTTCGCTCTATTATTATAACGCTTTTGTTATGTGTTACGAGGTGTGAAGAAATGTCATATTTATTGAGTAGTCGTGTTGAAGAAGATGTGCGAATAGAAGTAGAGAGTAATCCTTCTGTCCAAATCTTAAGTTCGGCAGCAAATACTACATTTACAAGTATTAACTATACAACAGTTAGATATAAGCCTTTGCGGTACATTGATGGGAGCTTTGCTGATAAAGTGATTTATAGCTCTTCTTTCCTAGTTAATGCAAATTCGAGTACTAACGACTCAGGAGCAACGTTTAGACTTGTATATAGTACTGATAATGGTGCAACTTGGTCAGCATGGGGAGATAATACCAAGTTTAACTTTGGTAGCTGGGAACAAGCCCAGCTTCGTGGAACTACACTTGACATTAATTTCTGTTTAGATACAACAAACTGGTCAGAAGAAAGACTGTTAAAACTGGAAGGTGAATGTTGGGGGCCTGCAGGGTTTCAAGTGCAATTACATCACAATGTTCATTTTTATGACAATAACGGATTAGTAACGGGAACATCTCGTTACTTACCGAAAGTTTCATGTAGGAGTATTAAGCAATGACTTATATTAGACCAACTGATGAAAGAGGGTATGCTTTTGAAGAAATCCCTTATACTTCGGCAGCTATTCAAAGAATGGTAAACACTCAACAGCTTGATATAAATGGAACAGAAGTATTGTATAATAGTACAACAAATAATTTGAACTTCGGTCGTTATATCGTCTACGAATATATGATCATGACGTACTGGAATCCAACACAACCATTAGTTGATTTATCGTTGGAACTATGGGAAGAAGACGTCACCAATTCCATCCCGTACGCACCAAAAGGAGCAGATTACAGACAGCTTGAACAGTGGAACGAGTGGCAACAGTCTGTAGTTTTTGGGAAGTTTTTTTTGCCTGTATATGAAGGCAGTAGACGATACAAATTGAGAGGCAGGACAAAAAGCGCGGTTGAAGATTGTAGACTTCATAGAGCAACTATTGATGCAGGTCTAGAAATACAAGCGCGACCCCCATTAATCAAAATGTACACAATATAGAGTTTTCATGTTTAATATTAATTTAGATTTGCAGAATGCAAATGAACTTTTTAAAGGTCCACTCGGTTTATTCATCATTTACGTTGCTTCAATGATTTTGGTTTTGTTTCTTGGCATGTCTCTTGGATCGAACAGCAAAGAAGAAGTATGCAAAGAAGAATTAAAACTGATCGTTGTGCAACGTGATCAAATCAGTTCATTAGAAGTTGAAAAAGCACAAGCTGTTTCAAAGCATCAAACACAATGCATTGAAAGAGAACGTGAAATATGCAGAAAAGAAAAAGAAGCAATCAAGATCAATTGCAATGAATTAGTGAATAGATTGTTTCCACATCAGGAGCCAACGCCATGATTTCCACAATGATTCCACTTTTGATTATGCAGCTTGGTTTTGCACCTTTACACTTGGATGATGGACACATGATCAAAGCCAAATTTGTGCAAGCTGGAACTATTGCACCGTTCAGTGGATGGATGGTACAAACCGGAGATATTGCAGATATTCAGGCAAGTTTAACAGGCAACAGCTGTTTAATCAGATTAAGTGAAATCAAAAAAGATTTTGAAGATGAAATTAGATTAACACAATCAAGATGTGCTGAACGCATGAAAATCATACAAGATTCACTTGACGAATCAAAAAAGCTCAATGAAACTTTAAAACAGCAACTTGAATCTGAAAAACAATATTCTAATAGATTGTTAATTGGTTCGGTTGCAACCGGTGCGGTTTTAACAGCTGCAACTTTGTTTTTTAGTTTTAAGTAGAGTGATAAATGCAAAACGAGATTTTGGGAAAAGTGGCTTTTGCTGCACAATATGCAAGACCCACAGAATCAGGACGTGAATCTTGGTTGGATGCTGTTGAACGTGTTTGCAACATGCATTGTGAAAAGTATCCATCCATCCATGAAGAAATAAAAGACGCATTTGAATTGGTCAAAGAACAACGCATTGTTCCAAGTCAAAGGTCGATGCAGTTTGCAGGTGATGCAATTAAGAAACACAATATGCGCATGTACAATTGCACATATTCACCAGTTGATCGAAAAGAGTTTTTTAGTGAAATGCTTTGGTTGCTATTGTGTGGATGTGGAACAGGTTTTTCAGTTCGATCAAAGGACATTGTTAAACTTCCACGGGTAATCAATGCAGATCAACATTCAAAGCGTGATTCAATGATCCATATTGTTGCAGATTCCATTGAAGGTTGGTGTGCAGCTGTTCAAGCTCTACTTGATTCATATTTCTTCACTGATTATTTTGATCATTCCATTGATTATGAAATCTATTATGACTTTTCAAAGGTTCGTCCAAAAGGTTCACTTATTGCATCAGGTGGAATTGCACCGGGTTATAAACCACTTGAAGTTTGTTTGAATCAAATACGAGATATTTTAAACACTCGACTTGGAAAGAAATTAAGATCAATTGATGTGTTTGATATTTGCATGTCCTTGTCTGCTTGTGTTTTAGCCGGTGGTGTAAGACGTTCAGCTTCAATCTGTTTGTTTGATAAAGAAGATCCATTGATGCTGAAAGCCAAGACAGGTGAATGGTATAAAACACATCCAAATAGAGCATACGCAAATATCAGTGCAACAATCGTGACTGATGGTTCTGAAGATGTGCGTGATGTGAAAAAGGTGGTTAATCTAAATTCACAGTTTGGTGAACCCGGTGTTTTCTTTTCAGAGTGTGAAGACTTTGGAACAAATCCATGTTGTGAAATTGGATTATATCCATTTTGGATTCAATCACCATCAGGTCAAAGTGTTGAATACGTTTCTTTGGAAATGGCTAAAGATCGAACACGACTTGAACAGATTGGATGGATGTGGAGAACGGGTTGGAGTGTTTGCAATTTAACTGAAGTAAACATGCAAAAGAATCCAACGGTGGAAATGTTTTGGCAAGCATGCAAAGCAGCTGCATTCATTGGAACATTACAAGCCGGATACACAAACACCGGTTTTCTTGGACCGGTAACAAAACACATCATTGAAAATGAAGCATTGATTGGTGTTTCTTTGACAGGTATGTATGCAAACTTTGATGTTTCATTTAGTGCCAAGGTGCTTGAACACGGTGCAAAGATTGTTGTGGATGAAAACAAACGAGTTGCTGAACTGATTGGAATCAATCACGCTTCACGCACAACCTGCATCAAGCCAAGTGGAAACACATCAACCGTACTTGGAACATGTGCAGGTATCCATGCATTTCATGCTGAACGCTACATTAGAACAATGCGAATCAATAAAACCAATCCTGTTTGGAAAGAGATTAAAGAAAAGATTCCTGAAGTCACTATTGATTTAGATGGTGAAACTGGAATCATTGAATTTGCATGTGAAGCATCCAACGGTGGGTGGACTCGAAAAGAAGTGAATGCAAAAGATCACTTGGACCGGGTTGCATTTGTCCAAAAACATTGGGTTTACCCCGGTTCAAAGCAAAGCAGGGTTGCAGGATTATCACACAACGTTTCAAACACTTGCACTGTGAAAGACCATGAATGGAACATGGTTGGTGATTGGCTTTGGAAGAATAGACACAATGTGCGTGGTGTTGCTATGCTTTCAGACTATGGTGATTTTGTTTACCAGAATGCACCGTACCAAACGGTTTTGGATGGATCGACCACTGAAGCCCGGTGGAGAATCTTGAATGATGTTGATTGGTCGAAAGTTGATTTAACATCCATCCACGGAGGAAATGATGCACAATACACAAGCGGATGTGATGGACTAAAGTGTGAAATTAAAGCTGTGGAAGTTCAGCAATCATTTGGTGATAAACTTTCCAGTTCCACATAAATTTGTGATCTGAAATAATGCGTGAATATTGTGATTGTGTTTCTTCGTTAATCAGATCTTTAGCCAATAGTTTTTGAAGATGTCTGTGGATTTCAGACCAAATTGGACTATGTGAAGAGTTCAACACCCAATTCACATAATTGTATAGATCACCATCACGTTTTTGATTGAATGATGTTCCATAGAACGCATCCAATGCAATTGCAACAGCATTCACATCAACATTTGCTTTTTTGAGTCCTTCACAATTTAGACTTGCAAGCCGCCCGTCTTTTAAAAACGTGCGAATTGGTGAGAATGCAACCGGGTAAAAAGTTCTTTTGAAATCATCGAAGTTGCATTGATTGAGTGGTTTATCATGGTAATGTTCCAACGCTTGCACTGCATCATCCACATTGATGTTTTCTTCTTTTAGTGCTTCAATCACATTTTGGATTGTGTTTATGTTTCTAGCACCAATATCTTGTGTTGCAACCGGTTGCCATTTGTTTTCTAGTGTTTCAGTTTTTTTTTTAGCAGGTTGTTCAGTCAATTGGTTTTGAATATCGTATGGAATTTGTTCACCAGTGGACGCATACATGATTGCATCAGCTTCAGGTCCATCCAACATCATTTCAGCAAGTTCATCAGGACTGCACGCTGTTCCAATCACATCAGGAAACACAGCACGACACAAAGCAGTCAATGCACGTTTTTGACACATCACCAAAGGCATTTGTTGCCAAATTCGTTTTTTATGCGCGCCACGTTGATGTGCGTCTTGCATTGTATAAGACCATGTATGCACTGGAACTTCCAAACCAAAGTCTTTTGAAATTTGCAGTTCATCAAGACGAATTGCTTTGTATACAACACCAACTGTGTGTGGAAGTGGATTATTGTTTGAATCATATTGCTTTGGTATGAACTCGCATTTCATCATTGCACATACACGTTTCTTTGTTTTTGGATCAATCCATTTCCGGACGATGCCACCCATTGCATCAGCATTTAGTGCAGGTTTACCGAGCATACAGTATGTTTGTGAAAGACAAGAGTTCACATCAAAGTTGAACAGATGACCAAAGGCTTGAAAGCATGCAATGTTGTCATCATAGTTTTGTTGTGAGTTTGAAAGTTGTTTGATGTAGTTAAGTTTTTCTTGTGAAATTTGCATAATAAAGTCCTTATTATTGAGTAGTTAAGTAGTTAAGTAGTTAAGTAGTTTTTAGTGTTGAAATAAATCTTTGTAAGCTGATTCAATACAAGAGATGATCATATATCTGTTTTGATCAGAACAAAGATAGAAATATGCGTTATCATTTAGTTCATAAAGCTCATTGGTTGATAGATTGATTCTAAAAGGTGGATCAACAAAGTAATCCATCAGGTTGTCAAGATGGTTTAAAAGTCGTTTACCGTTGTATGCTTTCAAAGTACTTATTTTCAGTTTGCGTGGTTTTCTCATAGTTGATTTTCCTTAATGGTTTGTGTCATTGGCAAGTTCGAGTAAATAAGGCACTTGATAATCTTCACCAGTTAGTTCAGACAATGCCTTGCAACATGCAACAAGGAATGAAAGTTGCATTGGTCGTTTTTCATTTAGAACTGCACTGATGTAATTGTAAGAATATCCGGACTTGTCAGATAGATCTTGCAAAGTCAGACTATGCATTTTGAGTGCAGCTTTGATTTGTGCTTTTAACAATCGCATTTAAATCTCCTTGTGTTGCGTTGTATGGTTATACATTTACGTGATTGTTTTTCACTTGTCAACAAAAAAGATAAAAAAAGAAAGAAAAGCGTTGAAAAAGAAAGAAAAGCGTAATATAAAATATTCATGTTCATTTCACAAAAGGAGTCATTATGAAAGAACATGAATTGCGTTTATATATCTTAAAATCAGATCTAACATCAACCGAGAAACTTGTTTTGCTTGGAATATGTTTGCGTTTGGATTGGTCGACATGGAAAGGTCAAATCAGTGCAAAACAGATTTCCGGATTGGTCAACATCACATTAAGAACATCCAAACGAACTATAAAAGCATTGATTGATAAGAAAGTCATAAAGCGTTCATCAACTCGAATTGGTGAACATATGAACACAGCTGCTTTCACAGAAATCAATTTAAGCTATTTTACCAAAAAAGACACTAGTGTCATCTATGACACTAGTGCTATGAATGACACTAGTGTCAATAATGGTGATTACATAACCAAAAATGACACTACCCCCGTGTCATCTATGGTCAATGATAGTGTCATTAATGACACCCGTAACAATAGTAACAATATAAATACAACCTTTAATCAATTAGAAAAACCAAGATTCACAATTCATGAAGATGGTTTTAGGTGGGGTGTTGGTACACAATACCCTGATTTTGATCCAAACAGAGACTATAAGCATTAAGGGGTGTAAATATGAAATCGTTTACTGAATTGGAAGGTTTTCAAGATTGGATCGAATCTTTAAAGCAGAATGTTCAACCAACTAATATAAAACAACCCACTTTGACACATCATTGGCATTTAGAAGAAAAGGGGTTGTTAGAACGTGAAGTTGTGAAAGGGATTCCACAAATCAAAGTCAACCTGATGAAGTCGTGCAATTGGGAAGGCTGCATTGAATCACATTCAGGTATTCACACCAGAATCAAAGTCAAAGATATAGATGGACTTCCACATTCTTTTGGTGTTCCATGTGAATACTGTGGATTAACTAACAAGTATTTAATGCGATTCAAAGCAAGTGGATTAACAGCTGATGCAATTGGAAAGCATGTTGGAAACTATGATTTTGATCCAATCTTAGAAAAGAAAACCAAATCATTTGTTTTTGGTGAAATCCGGGGTGGATTGTTGTATGGAAACACAGGAAATGGAAAGACACATTTATTGTGTGGAGTTGCAAGGGAACTGATTTGGACAGGAAAAAAAGTTAGATATGTTTCACACCAATCATTGCTTGAACAAATTAAACAATCTTTTGATAAGAACAGTGATGTGGATGATCCACGCTATTCATGGCTTGATGGTGTTGATGCTGTTGTATTCGATGAATTGGGTTTCTTCAGAATAAATGAATGGAGTAAACAAACAACCAATGAATTGATTCATGCAATCTATTCAGCAAACATTCAAGTTCTATTTGCATCAAATATGCAACCAAGGGAAATGATGCACAAGTTTCTTGATATGCGTTCAGTTTCCAGAATTGGTGAAATGTGTACTGATTTCAGATATGAAATGAAAGGTGTTGATAGACGTGGAAGTGGTGATTTCTGGAAATAAAAAAAGGCTAGCTTTTTGAAAACTAACCTTCTTTATATGTTTTTTTCAATCGGTCTTAATATCTGTTTTATTGAAATGAATTGAGCCGCGGATCAATAAAACCAAAACAAAACCGTGCAGCTTGATAAAAACAGTTTTAGCAATAAAGACAGTTTATCAATAAACATAATTTAGTCAACTAAATTTCTATAAATAAAAAAAGGTTAGCTTGTCGAGAACTAACCTTTCTTTATGTGTTTTCTTCAAGAGACTAGAGAAACACAATCTATGAACCATATCAATCATAAAGATATTTATATTTTATTCAAGTCAATTCGTTTTTGTTTGTTGTGCTTGGTGCTGTTGTAAAACTTCCACTTTTGCAAGTCTTTCCCTAAATGCATTGATTTCCGTCCAAATATCAACACGTCCTTCACGGCATGATGTATGTTGCATTTCCAAGTTCTTTTGCAATGTATCAATTGCCAATTGAAGTCTTTCTATTTGTTCAACAGTCTTTCCAAGTGTTCGAGCTGCATAAAAGATCAATGAACCAACGGATGCAAGCAAACCAACAATGTGCCAAAATGAATTGAAATCAATAGTCATAATAAACCCTTTCTTTTTTTAACCTTTTTTTATTATCTCATCTTTTACGGTTGACTCAATAAGAAATCAATGTACTATGTATATATATACATATATGTATGGAAAGAAGGTTTAATTAAATGTCTAACAAACTTGTACATTTAAATCTAAATATCACTATGATTCAAGCATTGGATAAGATTGCAAAACGTGAAAACAAACCACGTTCTTATGTCATCCGTGAAATGCTTGAATCCGGCATTGAACAAAGAAAGAAGAAAAGCAATGCTAAATAAAACCATGTTCCTTGGCAACCTTGGAAAAGATCCTGAAGAATACAAAACCGAATCAACTACAATTGCAAAGTTTTCAGTTGGTGTGAATGAAAAGCTAAAAGGCGAAATCAAAACACAATGGTTCAATTGCATATCCTTTGGAAAACAAGCTGAATTTGTTTTGCGAAATTGCAAGAAGGGAACAGCTGTATATGTGGAAGGTGCAATGCGTTCTGAAACGTACAATGAAAAATTAAGATGGACTTTATACACAACACAAATTCTTCCATATTCAAACAAGGTGCAAAATGAAAACTAATGGAAAAGCAACCAAGATTCATGAAATTGAATTAGTTTTGCGTATAGCAGTGGAAATCCTGCGATCATCTCCAGAAGTCTTTCATGATTTGGAAAGATTATTAAATGCACATATCGACCGGGTGGAAGATCCAACAATTGAAATTCAAATTGGAAAGGCTATCAAATGAGCGGTAAAGATTTAGAAGGATTAGCAGCGCGTGAAGTATTCATTGATAGTATGAATAAAAGTGATAAGAGCATTTCACACACGCAAGGAAAATATAAATACACAGAAATACGCGCACATAATATCTGTAATAATATTAGTCAAGGTATGCCCTTGCGTGTTGCAGCTGTTGCAGAAGGAATCAGTGAAGCAAGCTTGCACCGATGGAGAAAAGAAATCCCTGAATTTGCTGAAATGGTTGAACAAGCCATTGCAGTCAGTGAAGCAAAATTGATTCAAAAGCTTTCCACCAATGAAGATTGGCGTGCAGCTGCATGGATACTTGAACGCAGGTTTCCAGAACATTGGACTAAGAAAGAACACATTGACATGAATGTTTCAAGATCAGAAGGATTGGATGAAATCAAGATGATGATTGAACAGACTGACCATTTGCTTGGTGTTGATCGAACTATTGAAGAAGAAGATCAAGATCAAGATTAAACTACTTAACTACTCAACTACTCAAGGATGAAACAATGCCTGAAAGATACTACACAGACAAATTCGGACAAACCGTTGATAATTGCAAAACACAACTTGGACAAGCTTTTGAAAGCTATGCTTCCACATCATTCAAATCAAGTATGATGAACAACTTCACATTCTTACGTTCACACTTTAACAACGAAAAGATTTATTGTGATTTTCAGCACGGTGGAAAACAAATATGTGATGTTGTTTACAGAACCAACTTTGATGTGGATCGACAAAAGCCACTGACAAAATATGGACATCCACATGAATATGATCGAATGTACATTGAATTTAAATGTGCGTATGTTAGAGAATATCAAACAGTTGATGAACAATTTGAAGCATTCTTTAATAACAAGTTTTCAAAGATCACAGTTCCAAAGGCACGTCTATTCATTGAACGTGCATTTCATTCAAAAGCAGTTGTTCCACATGTCTTGATCATGGGATTTTATAATGATGATCCTGAATGCATTCTGGAACACTTAAGTTTTAAACACTTCCACATGATCAGAGTTTTACTATACAAACCAACCAAGTTTGATAATGAAACACAACTATCCAAAGCACACTTTGCAATTGTCGATTATGAAAACTTTGATGATTATCATAAAGATATTATTCATTGCACAAGTCCACTTCAATATGCTGATTTGATGATTTCAAAATCTAATCCACAGCATACTGCACACAAATTCCATGCATTCAATCTTCCACAAGAATGCGAGTGTTCCAAGTATCGTGATTATTATAAATGGGGGAATGTAAGAAAATGAGCTGTTTCTGTGAACAATGTATGGAAGTCCGGTCAATGTTGGATGAAGTCTTGGAAACAAGATATAATCTTTTGATGAAGATTGCATATGAAACAAGACCTGAAAGACATGAAGACTTGTTGCATGATGCTATTGTGAAGCTATTAGCAAAACACCGTGGTTTGGTCTTTCCACATGCTAATCATTTAACCAAGTATCTTGAAAGGTCTATGTACCGTTTATCATACAACATTGGACGAACTGCACACAGATATATCAAATATCAGCAAGACGTTCATGAAAGCCAAACGTACTATGATGGTGAAATTGGTGAAGTGGAAACCCGGCTTTGTCTTGATCAGCTTGTTGATTTACTTCCAAATCCAATCCACAAGCAAGTTCTTTCATATAAAAGAAAAGGATACATATTCAAAGAAATCCATCAAAAAACAAAGGTAAGTCAGAACACTTTAATGGGTAGATTCTTTCAAGCAAAAAACTATTTAAATGAAACACTTGGAGATGAAACAAATGCTTTCATTGAATGAATTGCAGCAAAACATTGTTGCACGAATCAGAAGACAAGATAAAGTGATTAGCGCGCGGTGTGGATGGGGTAGTGGAAAGACAAGTGGATTGGTGTTTGCTTTATGGTTCATCAGTCGAATCCGTCCCGGTACTTCCAGTTTACTGATTACAGATACTTCACCAAGATATAGAAGTGTGCTTGGTCCTGAGTTGGAAAAATGGCTTGGTCCAATTGGGTGGACGTTCAACGCACTTGAATCCAAATGGACTGATTCAATTACAGGTTCATCCATTTGGTGCAGGTCATACTTTAGACCGGGCACGCGTGAAGCAACCCACAATCCATTGGAAGGTTTGAATATCACAAGCGGTGTTGCATTGATCGATGAATGCCAAACATTCAAGGATGATGAAGTTGCACAAAAAGCATTGGGACGTTTACGCAGTGGTCCAAGTCCAATCTTGATCCTTGTTGGATTGCCTGTTGCTGATGCTTGGTGGTGTTCACTTGCTGAAAAAGCCGGATATGATCCACTGCTGTTCACTTCGTATGTAAATCAAGACAACTTGTCTGATGAATGGTTTGAAGCAACCAAACTTCTTCCTGAAGAAGAAAGACAAGCAATGGTGATGAACAAGCCAAGGCCACCAAGCGGTTTGATTTATAATGAATGGACTGAAAGCCATGTGATTGACGATTTTAAATATGATCCATCCATGACTGGAAGAATAGCAATAGATTGGGGATTTAGAAAACCAAGTGTATTGATTATGGTCTATGATGAAGAGCGTGAAGCAACAATCATTGTTCATGAAATCAATCCACAGGAAGTGACCATTTCAGAACTTGCACAAATGATCTTGCGTGTTGCATATCCACGTTCCATGAAGGACCAAGCACCCGGTCCAAGGATTTGGTTGGATTCAGGTGTTGCAGATAAAGCAGGAGCTGCACGCAATGATCAAACAGGAAGAAGTGCATTTAGAGAAATGAAAAAACATCCTGATCAAGGTGGAATTGGATTACCATTGCGATTCACAACAGATCCAATCTTGACCAATGTGCTAAACGGAATCCAAAAAGTGAAGCGTGCTTTTTCAAGACGAAAGTATTTATGCACCCGTGAAGTTTGGATGCGTGGTGAACGTGCAATTGGTAATTCATTCAGGAAGGCTATTCTTTCATATGGATGGACTGCAACAAAAGACGAACCAAAGAAAGATGGACGTGAAGACCCACTTGATGCACTTCGATATGATTGTATCATCCATCATTGGTCTGATTTGAATGTTCCAAGCTACACACCACGCAAATCCAATTCAGATAATTCTTTAAAACGTAGACACAAAAGATTCAGAAGTTTTTAAGGTAATACTATGAACCATTTATATTTTATTCAGGATCAACAATCATTGGAAATCAAGATTGGAAGAACTAAAGATTTAAATAGAAGATTAAGAGAAATTCGAACTGGAACAAACAGGAAATACAAATTGCTACATGGTTTTAAAAACTATGGATATGTTGAAAAAGAATTGCATCAACATTTGGCAGCTTTCCATGTTCAATATGAATGGTTCAAAGAAACTTGCTTACCATATGCATACAACTATTTAAATCTTCATGGCATTAGTCACAGCATGATTGAATCCAGCGTGACAGCTGTTTGTGATTTCAAAAGATGGAATCCAACGGAAAAACCTGAATTGTTTGAAATCATCAAATTATTTTTGATCTTGTCTGTTTCATTTGGAAAAGAATGGACTTTAAACGAAATCGAACGTGTTTTTAAATTATCAAATATTGATTCAATTGATCTTGTGTTGCAAATCCAAAAGAAAGATCAAGTGCAACCTGTGATCTTTTGGATTGCTGAATTGATCAAAGAAGATGAATTGAAGAATGATTTTATTTGCGTGCAAGATATATATGAAAAACCTTTGTTTGATTTAACATCCATTCTTTCTATATCCAAACCACTTCCAATCAACAGTGCAATCCAACGTTCATTGCACGAACTGCAATATCAAATTTGCTTATTGATAGATGATTTGATCAACCCATCAGGACAAGTCAGTTTATTTTAAGCAAAAAAAATCCTTAACGTTCTAAGCCCCATCAAATCATCATATTAAATAAAATGTTTTGAAAATATCGTTAAGGATTCTTTTTGAATTGATCATGTTCAAAATATCCACTCCCCTATTTATACAATCTTCTTCACCATCAAAGGTGGTCAATTTTGTTTTAAATAAAGAAAAAATGATCAATTCGAGTGCAAGATAATTTCTTTTTATTTGCAAGTCAATATGATTTATTGTTTTTTTGCATAACGGTTGTTATAAAATAAATTGACATGTTCATATAAGTGAATCATGATGAAAATATTGGAGTTCACATGATTGAAGACAACAAACGTGATGAAAAGCACATGAAACAACTGTTTCCTTCCTTCCAAACAAGGGGAATTAGTGGCACACAATTATCCGGTGGCAAGATCATTGGAAAAGAACGCAATCCAAAATTAACGGGTATTAATTGGATTCGTGAAGCTGAAGACATGCTGCAAACAGATCCTGTTGTTAGACGTTCATGGCACATGTTGAGACAAACACTTTTATCAGCAACATGGCGATTTGTGCCGGGTGTTGAAAATGATCCTGCAGCTGAAGAACTTGCAAGGTTTGCAAATGAAGCGTTTGGATTCGATGGATACGCCGGGCAAATGTCAGCACCGTTTGAAGAACAACTTTCTTATTTGTGGGAGTTTGTGCCATACGGATACAGATATGCTGAAGAAATCTATAAGGTCGGACCTGATGCAAATGGAAAGATCAAAGTTTGGTTGGACTATTATGCAGACAGAGAACCATCAGCACATAACCGTTGGTTGAGTCGTGATGGTCAGCATTTGGATGGAGTGTTGCAAAATGTGGTTGGATACACATACACACCAGAGCCAATTCCAGCAAACAAACTTTTATTGCTTACACTAAATAGAACAGGATCGAACTTTGAAGGCATTGGCATGCTAAGACCTGTTTGGTGGTGGTGGAGAACAAAACAACGTGTTTCCAATTTAATGTGCGTTGGTTTGGAGCGTTGGGCGATTCCAACACCAAAAGTGAAAGTGGACCGTTCACAAGCTGAAATGCAAGGCTTAACTGATGCTGATTTGTCTGCAATGATTGATGAAGCAGCTGACCAAGCTGAAGCATTTCTTTCAACTGAATTATCATACTTGGTGGAATCACCTGTGATTCAATTTGATTCGTATGGAATGACACCCAATTTATATTCACAAGGTCCACTAGACATCATCAAAGAATGTGATAATCAAATTTCACAAGCTTTTCTTGCACAATTTGCTAATCTTGGGATTAGTGATACCGGTGCAAGATCAGTTGGAGAAGTCCATCTTTCAGTGTTTAGACGTGCAGCAATCAACCTGTGTGATATTGTTGCAGGACAAATCAGTGGTGTTGATAGACGCGGCGGTGGAACAATTGGACGTTTGATACGTTGGAACTATGGTTATGTAGATCCATCCAAACTTCCACGGTTGACACACACCGGACTTGATACTGATGATTTAGCTGAATCACTTGGAATGTTGCCCGGTCTTGTTCAATCAGGATTGTTGACACCTGATGATGAATTGGAAAGAGCAATTCGTGAAAGACTTGGTGCGGGTGATCTTCCAGAAATTGCAGAACGCACGCCAATTGATCGAACTGCAAAAAACGGTGGTGTTGCTGCACTTGCTGAAACTCTAATTAGAAGGAAGAAAGCCAATGGTTAAGAAGATTAGAAAGAAACGCACACAAGCACAAACACCCGCACCACCAAAAGACAGAATCACAGGATCAAAGAAGAATCCAAAAGGATCAGCAAGTGGATCAAGGGGTGGAATTGAAATAAGTGATGCAGCTGTAAAAACACTAGAAAAGTATCGTGATGAACACAATGAAAAATACACAGCTAAATCCAAGCGTGTTGATCTTGGCACATTGAAAGCCGTGTTCAGACGTGGAGCTGGTGCATTCAGTGCTTCACATCGACCACAGGTGACAAGCCGGACGCAATGGGCCTTGGCAAGAGTCAAAGCTTTTTTGAAGTTAGTTGGAACAGGTGAAAGAAAGAAATCATATACAACTGATCTTGATTTACTTCCAAAAGGACAGCCACAGCGAACAGAAAAGAAAAGTGAAACACTAGCCATTCCAAAGAAATATGATCACATTGATTTTGTTCCACCAAAGGGAGTCCAAGACGCTGCAAAGCGTGGTTTGGAAATACGAAAGACCAAGCCACCAAGCCAACGTGGTGGAACTGAAGTTGGACTTGCACGCGGGCGTGATCTTGCAAACGGTGTTCAATTAAGTCCTGAAACTGTGAAAAGAATGCTTGCATATTTCACAAGGCATGAAGTTGATAAAAAAGGTTCTACATGGAAAGATCAAGGCAAAGGCTATCAAGCATGGTTGCTTTGGGGTGGTGATCCCGGTTTTTCATAGTCAAGAAAGGTTGTCAAACAAATGAAAGCAGCTGATTCAAAAGCACAAACTTTACGGGCATATGCTGAAGCTAATCTATTAAACGAGATCAAAGCATATGATATTCCTGATGGTTTAACCGTTGGAAAGCCATTCAAAACACTTTCACTTGGTCAAGTATCTTCCAGAATGAATGGATCAAATATTGGACAAGCCATTGATGAAGAATTGCTACAAGAAATGGTTCGAGTGTTCAAAGAACGTCAAAAGGAAGATCCTGTAATTATTGATTGGCAACATGCAACAAGTCCATTTCAAGATGGAGTTGCACCACCTGAATCAGGAAACGCACTTGGAATCATTATTGATTTGGAAATGCGTGACGGTGGATTGTATGCCATTCCTGCATACAATGAACGTGGTTTAAAAGTTGTTCGTGAAGCCGGTGGAATACTTTGGAGTTCTCCAGAGTATTTGCATGGTGAAATTTACACCCGTGACGGTGGTGATAAAGTTGGTGATGCTCAATTGTTAGCAATCACATTGACTCCACGACCTGCACAACAATCTGACAAAATCGACAGAATTACACTAAAGGAGAATCTTATGTATTCAGCTGAACAATTGAATGCAATGTCTCATGATGATCTTGTTGGTTATGCTGCTAAGGAGCAAGAATTGAATCGTGAAAAAGACGAAATCATTTCTAAGCTTGAAGCACAAATCAAAGACATGAATGAAGACAGTGATGCACAAATTGCAAAAGAGCAAACTGAAGAAGAAATGAAGGGTGAACATTATGAAGACAAGGAAGAAAAACTTGCTGAACATGATGAACACAAAAAAATGAAAGAAGATGAAGAAGACGAAAAGAAAAAGATGAAAGAGCATCAAAAGATGAATGAAAAACTTTCAACTGATCATCAACTTCTTTCAGAACTTCAAGCATTGCGTGAGCAAGTCTTGCAACTCCAACACGAAAAGATTGAAGCTGAAAAAACACAAGCTGTGAATCAATTGCTAAGTGAAGGAAAGATCAGCCCGGCTGAAGAGTCCGTATGTCGTGAAGCGTATGATCTTAAGCTTTCAGGACGTGATTCATTTTGGAACATGTTCAGTGAAAGACAATCCAACAGTGTTGTACCCATGACACAAATTGGACACGGTGCAAGTGGTGAAGAAATCAATAAAGAAACTCTTCATTTGAAAGTCAAAAAACTTTCGGAAGAAAAGAGCATTCCATATTCACAAGCTTTAAGTGAATATCGACTATCAAATCCTGATCAATACAATCAAGCATACGGAGTTTAAACCATGTTAACTCAAAATATCGTTGTTTCTTATGTTGCAGCATCAACCATTTCAGAGTTCGATCTTGTGAAATTTGATGCTGATGGAAAAATTGCACAATGTGGTGCAGCTGATTCCACTTCTGCTTTAATCCTTGGAATTGCACAGCGCGGTGGAAGTGCTGGAGATTCTATTGATGTTTTAGTGCATGGTGTGAGTCGTGCAAAACTTGGACTAATTGCAGCTTTTGAAAACAGTGCTGATTGTCTTTTGACAGCAGCGGCAAGTGGAAAATTAGATTCTGCAACATCAGGTGATTATGTTGTTGCACGCGTTCTTCCAAATATCAATTCAACCGCTTCAGCTGATAATGACCAAGCACAAGTTTTGTTTGTTGGTCCATCAATCGTTGTTGCTTAATTTAAAGGGGTTTAAAAAATGGCTTCATCATATAGTAATCGACATCCGGTAGATTCGGTCTTAACAAGTCTTGCAATTGAAGCAATTCCAAGTGACGACCAACTTATTGCAGACAAAATCTTTGAAAAAGTGAACATTCCTGAAAGATCAGGAACTTTACTTGTTGAAAACACACGCAACTTTATGGGTGCAACTGATCTTGATTTAGAGCGTGCCCCCGGTGCAAGTCGTGCAATGATTGGTTCTTTCGATCGATCAAGCATTGTATACAAAGCACTTATCTATTCAGCAAGTGATTCAATTGCTTTTGAAGATATTGAAGATTCACAATATCCGGGTTCTGAAGAAGCACGCATCATCAAAAAAGTTGCACGAACTTTGAAGCTTGCTAAAGAGAAACGTGCGGCTGATTTACTTTTTGACAACACTGTTTTTACAAACACATCAACTGTTGCAGCTCTATCAGGTGGAACAGGAAACAAATTCAATGCAGCAGGTGGTGAACCACTTCATGATTTGCATGTAATGAAAGATCTTGTTTTTGCAAACAGTCATGGAATCAATCCTGATACTTTAGTTTTGGGTCGTGATGTGTTCCGTGAAATTGCACGAAATCCAGAAGTTCGTGGATTCGCTGGAACAATTGGAAGTGGATTTGCAAGTGGAAATCGTATCTTAAATGATGCTGTTGTACTTGAAGTTCTCAAAGATGTTCTTGGTATTCCAAATGTTTTGGTTGGTGCTGCACGCCGTGAAACTGCTAACCCCGGACAAACTTCAAGTGAAGGATACATCTGGACCGGTGACAGTATCTTCATGGGAATCATGAAAGGTTCTGATGCTATCGTTTCTAAATCAGGAAACGTTAAAGCAATGCCTGTTGCTGCACTTGACTTTGAATATAAAGACATGATTGCAGGACAATATGATTCACCTGACATGGTACGCCGTTTTGTTTGGGGTGAGCAAGTCAACTTATTCAAGAAAGTTGATGAAAGCTTTGCTTATCTTTTAACTGATTGTCTATAAGATGATTAGACCATGTTCAATTGCTTGTCTGAATATGATCACGTTCTTTTAAGTGAACGCATTGATGCTGATGAAAAAGCAATTCAGGATCTTCAAAAACAAGTGAAAGATCTTGAAAAACGCACAAAAGATCATGCATTGAACATAATCAACAAGCAATTGGCAGGAATTACCAAAGGCAAGATCAAAGAATTGAAAGCTGAAAAATTTGCAGCTGATCAATTTGGATATGTCTATGTAAAGGCAAGTAAGCGTTTGGTCAATTCGCTTCAAGATATTCTTCAAGATGTTGATCCATCCACATTGTTGGATCTTCCAAGAGATCAATTGATTGACGTTATCTTGAGCGGTGGATTTGCTGATTCAGTGGAAGATTTCATTGAACAGCAAGACAAGATTTTGGAAGCAATCAATGCTTCAATCAAAATTGTTGATCCAACTTGGAACATGTTCTTAGTGGATCAAGAAGTGGAAGCAATCAAAACTTTGACTGTTCAAAATGTATTTGATGATATTGTTGTTCCAACGGTTCAAAAGAATGTGCGTGATGCATTGCTTTCAATCGTTGTGGACACACCCATTGATCAAGCCATGTCAAATTTGGCAATGAGTCTTGAACGTGGAGCTGGAACACTTCAAACAGAAATAAGAACAAAGATTAGTCAGTTTGGAAGATCTGTGAACATGATTGCAGCTGATGCGGTCGGTATAGATCAATATTTATACACAGGTCCAAAAGACGGAATCACAAGACCATTTTGCAGAGCATTGATCAACAAAGTTGTTTCAAAAGAGCAAATGGATAAACTAAATAATGGTCAAGGGTTGTCAGTGCAATCATCAGGCGGTGGATATAATTGCAGACATTCATGGAGTCCGGTGACGTCTGCATTTGTGGATGCAGCAGGATTGAACAAAGCAACAGGTTCTGATATTTCCAAAGCAAACAGTGGAGCTAAAAAGAAATGAGAAAAGCAGTTTTAAACAAAGATTATCTTTTTGAGTGGAATGCACCCACACCCATCAATGGAGCTCCAACATTCACAATCAATTCCAACACTTTGAATCTAAGTCAATCACGTTCAAGTGCAACTGTTTCAGCAATTGCAAATGATAGAAGAACATTGACAGTGGATTCACAAGTCACAGGATTGCAGAATGATCAAATCAAAGCGTTTCTAATCACAAATGGTGATACGTTTTACAGTGTCACTGTTGTTCGAGTGGTTGGAACAACTGCAATACTTGCTGAAAGCTTGCCAAGAGAAATTGATTTATCCACCAGTGCAACACTTGAATTTGCATTGTGGACATATACACTTTTAAGTAGTGATCCAATCTTGACCACTGCAAACACATATCCATATCAAGTTGATTTCGTTTCAGACGTTGGAGCAAACACAGCACCACAGCAAGAAAAAGGTTTGATCAAATCCACACCACGTCCATTTGAAACAGGATTATCACATGATGACTTGGTTGCAACTTTTGCACAACTTGCTGATATGATTCCAAGAAGACAAAGTGATTTCAATCAACAAATAGCAGCTGCACAAGATGAAATCATTTTGGAAGTTCGTGATGTGGTTTTAGCTGAAGACGCAACCGAAGATGAAGTGTTTAATCCTGAATCCTTCAAGCTTGCACATGCATATTGCACCGCTGCAATGATTTATGAACAAAACTTACAATTGGATGTTGCTGATGCAATGCGTACACGTTGCCATGACTTAATGCAAAAAGCTTTCAGGACATTGGCATTGGATTTGGATGGTGATGGTGTAGTTGATGAAGGTGAACTTGATAGACGTGAAACCGGTGGAAAGCAAACTGACTTTCGTGCATCTTGGAAGAACTATACAAGATCAAGCAATGATTCATTCTTCACAGCAACCCGTGGAATGAGACACTAATGCCAGCTAAGTTTAAACTAAAACTACCCAAGCATTTATGGACGAAAGTGGACACATTGCGACTTGCACAAGATACGCTTGCATCCATCAAACTAAGAACAAGCAAAGGTCTTGATGCTGATGGAATACCATTTGATGACTATTCCACCAAAAAAATATATATTCCATTGGATCGTGGAACAGGTGCAAGACTAAAACCAAAAGGTGGTGTGATTAGTCGAACCGGTGACACCATGCGTTTTGATGGTGGATATAAAGAATACAAAAAGAAATCAAGAAAACGTGGAAGTGCTTTTGATTCAGCTGAAGTTGATTTGGTTCTTTCAGGTGCTTTGATGAACAACTTGATTGTATTAAGAGCAACACAAAATCAATTTGTGATTGGCTTGACAAATCATGTGAAGTACTATGGATATAGAGTGAACGCAGAACGTGAATTTATTGGCTTATCAGATCGTGATGTCAAAATTTTAGTAGCAACTGCACAAGCTATCATCAAAAGCAAGATTGGAAGGACATCATGACTCAAGGCATATTTGCAGCAACTGAAAAACTTGAAGACATGATTGAAAGCATCACACCCAAAACTGATGCACATCATGGTTTTGTTGCAATATCCACAGGCAATGGACGAACACAACCACTTGAACTTCGTCCACATTCCACCCGATACTTTGAAATCATTCCTGTTTCACTAGCATCAGATGATGGTGAAGCCGGGTTGAGTGGACGCAAAAGAAGTTCAATGGAAGTTCGTGTGCGTTATGATATACCTGATGATCTTGGTTTTCTTAGAAGACAAATAAATGAAGACGCTGCAAAGTTAATTGATACTTTGAAAGGTCCTGATTATGACTTAGTGAACACAGGCATTGTTTCACTAATTCCTGATATACCCACAACAGAACCAATTCAAGATATAAATGGCGTTATTCAAGCCATTATCTTAATAGTTCCATTTGATTTATTATACTTGGAGGAATAATGAGTGTTACACATAGATCAATCAGTGTTGCAACTGAATCAAGCAATTTCGGTTCGTTGGATGCCGACGGACTTCCATCAACTCTTGGACTTAATTTCATTTCAATACCATGTGAACGTGATCCAATCATTATCTATGGTGAACCCGTTGCAAGTGAAAGAAACGATGCACGTGACGGAAGTTATGGTTTACCACCTGAACCCGATACTGTTTGGAGTGGCAGTAGTCGTGTACGCCGTCGGACTGGGCAAGTTACTATTAGACTAGATTTAACTACAGTTGGAACAAGTGCAAGCAACTATGACACAAACTACCTTGGCTTGTTGCTTGGTGCAGGATTTAAAACAGCAAAGCACACAATAACAGATGACACACCAAGCGCGGTTGCAAGCAACAATGTTTTCACTTCCACAGCATCAAACACAAGTTATTCAACGGGTGCTTTGCTTGGATGCAATATTGCAGGGCGTGCAGAATATACAGCGGTGACAAGCAATGATGATTCATCGAGTGGAACAGATATTTCAATTTCACCTGCATTATCCAACTTGACCCCTTCCACAACCTTGCGAGCATTACAAACTTGGTATCCCGGCAGCCGAACAAATACAGGTGAAAAAGTCAGTTCCATTGCTTTCCAAGTGGAAGGGGTAGATTTCAAATCAAACTGCTTTGGTTGTGTGCTTGAATCCATTTCAATCAGTTTAGATAATGGACGTGTGATGGCTGATATGGTTTTTCAATCAGCTTGTATTCAAGATGATCATGGAACAGCATCAGGTCCAGTTGAACCATCTTACAATGATGGATCACCACCTTTTTTCCGTGGATCGTATGTTGTGATTTCTTCTGATTCACCAACATCTTTGACTGATGCAACCACCGGCAATGGTGATCAACTTGGACGAACTGCACTTGATTGTGAAGACTTCACATTGACCATCACAAACACATTGACACCACTTGGTCATTCAAACTCCATTTTGGCAATGTCAGGAATGGAAATTTCTGATGTGGATGTTGAATTGACTTTGACACTTTCCACAGTCAACACATCCATCAACAGTGATTATTTCAACCGAAAATTAAGACAAGTTTTGGTTGGAACAGGTCCGGTTGCTCAAGGAAAAGGATGTGCATTCATGATTCCTGCTGCATATTTAACCAATGATCCAAGCACATATGATGTAAGTGGAAACGATATTGTCAGACAAACACTTGTTTATAAACAAAGTCGGTTTGGTGGTGATGATGTCAACAGCAATGCTGCAAATAGTCCGGTTAGAATTGGACTTGGAGTGTAAACATGGCAATTTCTTTTTTGACTGATGCAAATTCAACCGTTGATGTTTATCTTTCTTTTGATCCATCCATCGAACTAAGTGATGAACAAAGGGCTGCATATTTAAGCAAAGGCATATTCAATGGAACATCCAAAGATGATGCAACCAAGTTCACTTTAAAAGCATTATCACCAAGTGAAAGAGAACAAGCTGAAATCATGGCAGGTTCTTTCACTCGTTCTGAATTTGGACGTTTACTTTGGATTGAAGCACCATCAGACGAAAAAGAAAAAGCCAAGTGGCAACACAATCTTTCAATAGAAGAAAAAGAAGCTTTTGCAAGCTATCAAGCATACATCAACCGAGTCTATTTAGAAATGATCCGTGCAAGCTTGGTTTCTATTGATGGAAATCCTGCAAGCTTGGATGATGTTCAAAACATAAGACCTGAAAGCCACCGGGTGCAAGCAATCACTGAATTGGTCTTGCACATCCAAAGAATTTCCTTGGTGGGTGATCAGGGAAAATAGCATTGGCTTCAAGTGTGTGGATACCGTTCAGCGGTGGACGTGCTTGGAGCTGTGAACAGTGTAAAAACAAAAAAGGTTTGCGTGCATTGCGTGGAAATTGCGGTGGACC